GTGTCGGCGCGGTAGGTGACGTTCAGCACGTAGCCGCTCAGTGACTCCGGGCCACCGAAGCGACGACGGTCCGGCGAGCGGCGGGCGAGTTCGATCACGACATGCCGCACGGGCTTGTCGCCGGGGTTGCCGAGCGTGCCGGGAACCTCGTCCTTGTCGAAGGCGTCGAGGTCGGCGACGGCGTTGAGGGCGGCGAGGATCGCGACGGCGACCGGTTCCTGATCGCTCACGGCCAGAACAATCCGTCGACCATGCGCCCGATGTCCCGAGCGAACCGGGGTGCGGTCTTGGCGGCCGAAGCGTCGAGGTCGCGCGTCGCGCCCGCGGTGCCATCGACACCTACGTAGTCGGACTTCGGCGGACCCTCGGGGCCGTACTCGCCGGACAGGGAGCCGGTCATCTCGGCAGACAGGCGCTTGAAGTAGTCCTTGCCGTGCGGACCGGCGGCAGCGCGTGCCTCACGCTGCGCCACGCGGTTGCCGTATTCGATGTTCCGCGCAACCACGGCGCCCGCGCGGTGACGCATCACGCGCGGGATGAAGCGGAGATCGTCGGCGAGGTCAGCGATGCCCTCGATGCCGTGCACCTGGATCCTCATGCCGCCCACTCCGTCGGTCGCTGGGCAGCAACCACGCGCACGCGACGAGCGGTCGCCTGGTCCTGCGGGTCGGCCTCGACCACGCGGAACACGAGGCCCGCGCAGTCGCCGGAAGTCATCTCGATCATGTCGCCGTCGCGGAGAACGGTGGACGCGGAGAAGTGAGCCTCGCGGCGAGCCTGCTCCGCAGGGACGCCGCCCGATTCGATGCGCGAGGACGGGGCCGCGCCGTTGTGGGTGCTCGCGATGCGCACGGGGTGGTCGGTGTAGGCGGTGACCCATTCGGGCTGCTCGAAGTTGCCGACGGTTGTGACACCGCCCGTCTTGCGCCAGAGATTGCAGCGTGAGGTCATGCGGGCCTCGGCGGCGAGGCGGCCACGGGCCAGGGCCGACGCGATGCTCATCGGAGCTTCACCGAGCCCACGCCGCCACCGAAGCGAGCGCGGAGGCTTGAGCGCGTGGCCGAGGGGATCGTCATCGCCGAAGCGACGGCAGCGCCACCCTCGGTGAACGTCACCGAGTAGTCGTCGATCCGCTCGGCGATGACGCGGGCGTCGAGCGCGCCGGCCGTTGCGGTGTCCATGCCGAGGATCGCCAGGTCGCACACGAGCTGCTTGATGGACTCCGGCACAGTCGGCAGTCCGGCGGTCAGTGTGGCCTCGATCTCGACCGGCTCGCAATCGAACCAGCCCGCAGCGCGCCACAGGTCGTTGTGAACAACCTTGTGGTCGGTGATCGCCGCGCCATCGAGGGTGACGCTGGCAACGGAGCGCAGGGGGCGAACCGGAACCGTCTCCCACTCTGACCACTCGGTGACCCACCAGGAGACGGTGACGGTCGCGGAGAGGATCGGACTACCGGCTGCCTCGCGGACGAGCGACGAGGCGACGGCAAGCATGGTGTCGACCAGCGCCGAGTTGCTGATGTCGACGCCACGAGCAGAGAGGTCCGCCGCGGCGGCCAGGTTGGGCAGAGCCACGGCGGACCCCTCCTCTCGTTAAGTGAATCAGGCGGTGGCGTCGAACTCGACCGTCGCCAGCGCGGTCGGCCGAACGACCTTCGCGCCGTAGACGTGGAGGCCCTTCACCATGTCGGCGAAGCGCTTCTCCATCCGCGCCGCCTCGACCGAGACGATCTGCTCGGCGAACGTGGTCGCGATCCGCGAGCCCGCGATCACGGCGCCGCCCGTCGCGGCGGCGTCGGTGACCGTCGGCATGTTGTTGCTCTTGTAGAGCGACAGGCCGGCGATCTCGCCGACGTAGCCGTTGCCACGCGAGGCAGCCGACGCGGCGTCACCCGCAGCGATGAACTCGTCGAGCTTGAGCACCCGGCCATACAGCGACGGCTTGAGGACGGCGAACCGGTCCTCCTCGGGCACGTTAGCCTCGTCGAGCAGCACCGACAGGTCGACGAACGAGTCGTACAGGTTGCGGGCCGTGGTGTGGATGGCAACGGTGCCGAGGTCGTTGGCTGTGCCCTGCGCGGCGGCCGACATGGTGGAGAGCAGGAACGCGTCGGTCACGTCGCGCAGCTGGTAGGCGGCGTTGTCGACGGCCTGGTCGAGCGCCGAGCGCCCACCCTTCTTCTGCTGCGCCTTCTCGACGTCGTCGATCTCGACGGCGAAGTACTTCGCCTGGTCGATGAGCAGCGAGCGGGTCGCGTCGTCGATGTCCTCGACGGTGATGTCCGAGTGCGGCGTGTAGGTGCCGATCGTGACATCGTTGATCGAGGTGATCTTGACCGAGTCGCCCTCGCGGCGGATCTCGCCCTCGTAGTCGCGGTTTACGAGGCCGCCCGCGACATGCGCCTTGCGCAGCGCGACGAGCAGCTTGGCCGACCAGAGGTCGGGGATGAAGTTGGTGACAGCCATGAGCGGCTACCTCTTTCTCAGATTGGAAGGTGGGGTCACTTGCGCCCCAGCAGGTCGTCGAACTGGCCCTTGATCTCGGCGTCCGCGATCTGCTCGGGGGACATGCGAGCCATGTCGGCTCGCGTGAGCTGCGAGACCTGGGTGGAGTCGTTGCGAGCGCCACCGTCTGCGCTGCCCTGGAACCTGCCGCCTTGCGCTGCGAGGTAGGGCTTGGACTGAATGAGGCTGTCGATCGCCGAAGCGATCTGCGAGGCGTCAACCTCGCCGTCCGACCCAACCTCCAGATCGGACAGGTTCATCAGTGCCGGAAGATCGGCGAGCGCCTCGTCGGCGACCTTGCCCTTCGCGGCTGCGCGGACCTCAGCCTTGAGGATCCGCTGGTTCGCAGCAGCCAACGCCTCATCCTTGAGTCGCTGGGCTTCCTGCGCGGCCCGGTGGTCGGCCTCGGTGCCGTTGATCTTGGCCTCGAGTTCGGCGATCTTGGCGTCGCGCTCCTTGGCTGCCTGCTCGGCGGCCTTCCACTTGGCCTTCATGGCGTCGAGGGCCTTCTTGCCCGCGTCACCGAGTGCCTCGTCGCTCCCGGTGTCCGTTGCGGACGCCTCGGGGGCGGTGGTGGTGCTCTCCGGCGCGTTGTCGGCAGACGTCTGGTCGGCAGTCGCGTCGGTGGTGGTGGCTTCGTCAGCCATGTCGCTCTCCTTGCGAGAGTCGGCCCGACGCCTTGCGCGTCAGGAAGTCAGCGGAGGTAGCCGGCCTGCTTGAGCAGACGGACGGCTTCCTCGCGGTCATCGGGGGCGGCGCGGTAGATCGCCTCGGGGGTTGGGCGTCCGGCGCGGGAGAGCACGCGACCCGATTCGGTCAGCCCAGCCGCGCGCGCTCGGACGTTGACGACGCGGCCGAAGTCCGCCCCGTCTGCCAGCGCGCGGGCGTCGGCTTTCGACAATCCGCGGACCTGCCCATCGCGAACCAGTTCCAGGGGGTCGTAGGTGAGGTCGGGCGAGGCGGCGGTCACGGGGATCATCACGCAGTCGCAGCCGGGGTGGCGCTTGAATCCCTCGCTGTAGCGGTAGACGCGGCCCGCGAGCACCGCGCACCGGGAACAGGAAGGGAGATTGAGGTGACGGACGTGCTCGACGTGCGGGCGAGCGGTCACGGACACCGACTGAGCGGCACGCGCGGCATCGGTCACCAGCGACTCCGCGAGGCGGTCGATCCGGCGCTCGTGGTCCTCGGTGATCTCGGCCAACATCCGCTCGAAGGTGTCGAGCACGGTCGTAAACGCCACCGGATTCACGCCCGCCAATGCCGGGGCGTCGATGTCCTGCTCAGCGAGCATCAGGTCCACGGCGCGGGGGGCGAGGATCGCCTGTGCGACCTGGAACCGGACCAACGCCTGCCACATCGACCGGAAGCCGCGCGGACGGGCCTCGGACACTGCGCGGGCGGCTGCACTGGCTGCGAGCGCCGAGGTGGCGTAGTACCTACTCGCCGTCGGCGGTGGACTGATCGGCATTGAGCTGGTTCACCAACGTCTGGCCGAGCGGGTCGTCCTCGAGCCGCATGTCCATGACGCGGTTGATCTCGGCGGGCGGCAGGTTGTGGCGCTTCTCGAGGATGTAGCGGAGCGGGAGGCCGATCTGTCGGTCCTTGAGTGCCGCGTCGGCAACCTGTGCGTCAGAGCGGTTCTCGACGTCCTTCCAGAGAACCGTTCCCGAGCGGACAGCCTCGGCCTTGCCCTGGTCGTCGCCGACGAGGGCGATCAGCTCGAACACGTCGCGGGCAGCGCGGCCGAAGTGCTGGGTCTTTTCGCGCGTGCGGGCCACTAGGCCCGTCTCAAGGGCCTTCATCGCGTCACCCGAGACGTTGGCGATCGTGCCGCCGATCAGCAGATAGTGAGCGGGGGTGCGGGACTGTGCGGCGACGTGGCCGACGGCGATCTCGATGACCTTGGTGAACGGCTCAAGCTGCGCGCGGGTCCACTCGAACTGCTTGGCGGCAGGATCCTCGATCCAGGCCACGCGGTCGCGGCGCCACTTCTTGAGGTCGACCGGCTTCTCGCCCACGATGTTGCCGTCGGCGTCAAGGATCGGGGTTACGGGCTGCTCGGCACCGATGATGCCCCGCTGGCCGATCGTCGCCTCGTCAGAGACGGCGAACGTCTCGGCCCACAGCAGGTTGATCGCGTGCTGCCAACCAAGGACGCCCTCGATGTCTGAGTGAGGCTCACCGAGCAGACGAGGGCGGTTCTGCCACTCGACCAACGGCACCTTGCCCAGCGGGTTGCGGATGCGGCCCTCTGCGCGGAGTTCCCAGGCGCCAGAGAGACGCGGGGCCAGCATGACCGCGTGCTCGGGGTTGTCGGGCGACACGCGAGGCCGCTCGAACTTCCACACCTCGTCGGCGAGGTAGAGGGTGGCGTACTCGTGCGTCTCGTCGGCCCACACCTTCGCGCCGGCCTTGCGTGCCCGCGTCTCCGGGTCGTAGCCGACGATCGCCTGCGACGGGTGCTCGAATGTGACGACCGGGCGACCGTCCATATCGCCCCACACGAGCGCGAACGAGCGCTTGGCGATGATCGCATCCAGCATCCCGAGGTCGGACTGCTGATCGGCGTCCGTGCGGCGCCACGCGTTGAACAGGTCGGCGTCGTCGGTTTCTCCGAGACGGATGCCGGTGATCTCCAGTCGCTCGTGAGGCGCGTCGGCGACCACGCCGCACCAGTTGTCCGAGAACCGCTCATAGCGGTCTGCGAAGAAGTCCCGGAAGTCCTCGGAGGCGAACTTCAGGCGGTGATCGCCACGATAGGCCGAGTCCAGGGTTTCGACCGTCGGGCGGCGGCGGTTCAGCTCGGTCGCCAGTCGCTCCAGGGTTGCGGCAGCCTCATCGGGCGTCAGCGGCATCGCGGCGTCCTCCCGTCGTCAGGCTGAATAGGCGTAGTACTTCTTGCGCCACAACTTCGCGGCGGTCACGTCGCCCCACGCTTCGTGCGCGAGGATCGAGCAGACGGCCAGGTCGATCTTTCGGCCATCGCCGGGCTTGGTCAGGACATAGCGCGGAACCGGCAAGCGGGCGGCCTTGCGGGCGTTGCGGACATGCAGGCGCGTGACCTCGCAGCCGTCATGAGTGAAGCCCGAATCCTTCTTGTTGACATCCGTCAACAGGCGCTCGGCTGCGGCGTGCATCCGGCGCGGCTGGTAGGTCTCCCACCGGATCACGCGCTTCTCGCCGTACTGCTCAGCCCACGCATCGAGCTCGGTCGACCAGTACGGCGGATCGCCGTACATGCGGACCACGTCGAACATCTCGAACAGTTCCGCGACCGCGGCGGCGACCTCGAGGCGAGGCACCTTTCCGCCATGATCGGCCGGATTCCAGATCGTCGGACCCGCTGACGTCTCAGGAGTGAACTGGTAGCCCTCGCGCGTCTCTGCGCGGATGCCCGTCCAGTCGTCGGTATCCGAGCCATCGAACCCGAGCACGACCTGCGGCTTCTTGGGCAGCTTGGTCGGCTTCGCGCGGGTGTCCCACGCCTCGCCGTCCATCCATGAGCCCAAGCCCGCGACGATCCGGTTGCCATAGAACCGCTCGGCCTGCGCGGGGTCCGTCTCGGCGAGTTCCTCGGCCTCCGCTGCGACCTGCGCAACGGGGACGTGCGGCGAGCCCTCGTAGTTGTAGGCCAGGATCTTGAGTCGGTCGGCCTTGACTGACCATTTCAGTTCGGTCGGCGGCTGCTCGTAGAACTTGAACACGTCCTGCGCGCGGCCCTCGTGGGTGCGCTGCGCCACGGACTGCTCGGCGGGATCCCAGCAGTTCGTGGTCTCCATCGACCGGCCGCCCATGCCCGCGAGGCCTCGTCGCATCGTCTCTGCGACCTTGATCAGCTTGTTCTGCGCGGTGTAGGGCTGCGTCTCGTCCTGA